AGCCAAAATTGAGGGCGGTGGAGAGTCGGCGGTAAATGCGAACAGTAATGGTAATGCGTTAGCATGGATATGCGAGAGGTATACCCATGGGGAAAGCTAAGAATCTTATCGTTAAACCTATTGCGTCAACGGATGCTCGTCGTATTATTAAAACACTGCACTACTCGGGCAAAGTGGTGAATAATTCACAGGTTCACCTCGGGGTTTTCTCTGGTGATAAATGCGGCGGGGCTATGCAGTTTGGGCCGTCTTTAGACAAACGCAAATTACAGGGATTGGTTGACGGAACAGGGTGGAATGAGTTTATAGAATTAAATCGTTTGGCTTTTGCAGATTGGCTTCCTCGTAACAGTGAAAGCCGATGCATTGGATATGCTATGCGCTGGTTACATAAAACTTATCCATGGCTCAAGTGGGTTGTTTCGTTTGCTGACGCGACGCAGTGTGGCGATGGTGCGATTTATAGGGCGAGTGGTTTTGTATTGACTAGCATAAAAGTGAATAACCAAATATGGAGTGCTCCAGAAACTGACGCGCGAGAAGCGCGCGTCAGTTTGACAGATAACAAGAGCAAGAAACAACAAGCACAAGCGACCACCTTTTGTCGCGTTTCCGCGACAAAAGGTGCAAATATAGTTCACGGTATAGCCGCGCCTCGCGGCTATACCAAATTGGGGGGTTTGAATCTTATAAGTCATTCGGCGAGTATGCGGCCTGGTATTGGTGCGATAGGTAACGCCGCCCGTCCGGGCGGCGGGAGTAGCATGAGAGCTTATGTTGAGGCGGGTTTCAAACCATTGCCTGGTTATCAACTTCGTTATATCTACTTCTTAGACCCAACAGCCCGCGAGCGTTTGACGGTGCCAATTATACCATTTAGCGAAATAGCTGCTAGAGGGGCTGGGATGTATAAGGGTCAATTACGCGCACAAAGCATAGAGAACGATGCGCCCGCCGACCAGGCGGGACAAGGGCGGTGTAATTCCGACCTGTGCGCTCCAAATATAATTACATGTGGTGATGAATAATGCCACCAGTGATCATATCAAAGCTGAAAACGAAGCATGCATCGAATGAAGAAACGAAGTCGCGCGTCGGTCGCGTGGTGGAGTTAATAGTCCGTGGTGTGGGTCGCCCTGAGATATTGCAGTATAGCGAAAAAACATGGGGCGTTTGTGAACGCCAGACTGACATATATATCAGAGACGCGAAAGACGCGCTTGCGGCATACTACAACGGGATAAAGCGTGATGTCGAAATAGGCAAATCGGCGAGGCGGCTAGAGTTATGCTTCCGCAAACTCCTTGAGTCAAACCAACACGCCGAGGCGGCGAACGTTCAGAAACATATCAACAAATTGCTTGGACTGGACGCATAGAGTATACTGTTTGTGACAGTTGCAGGAGTGGCTAATGGTTGATCTTACAAGCATTGCATCGGATAGCGGCATTGACCTATCGGCAGAGCTATCACCGGAGGCTATTGGCATACTGATTAGCCAGACATACGCCGACCGACTCGAATACCTCAGACTCTACAACGCCTACAAGGGCGAGGGGCTCCCGATCCAGTCCAGGACGTTTACCGATACGTCGAAGATCAACAGTCAACTGGCAAACGACTTCCGGGGTGAGATCGTTGACCAGCTCGTGGGCTATCTGTTCGGCAAGCCGATCACGTATAGTCTCGACGGCGAAGACCAGCGGCAACAGGACTACTTCCAGACGTTCCTAAGCCGCGTGGATATTGATGATATTGACTCCGAGACCGCGAAGATAAGCGGCGCGTGTGGCGTGGCGTATAGACTGCTATACATCGACGCTGACGGGATAGAGCAGGTCGAGATAGTCTACCCGTGGGAAGTGCTCGTGTGTTCGGACGTGCAGACCATTCGGCACTATGATGCACTTGTGGGCTCGACGCTCAAGCATGTGGCGTTTGTCTACACTGATTCATCTATTAGTCGGTATGAGTCAGTCTACGGCTCCAGTGTGTTCGGTCTGGTCGAAACAACGCCTCACTATTTCGGCGGAGTTCCTATAGTTGAGTTCCGCAATAACGACGAATACCAGTCTGACTTTGGCAAGGTCGAGACATTGATCGACGCTTACGATCGGGCGGTCTCGGACGCACAGAACGAGATCGAGGAGTTCCGCAACGCCTATATGATATTCACCGGCGGCGGCACGCTTGAGCCAGAGGTGCTGGAAGCTGCCAGGCAGGCGGGTGCTTTCTCACTACCGGAGGGATGCGGCGCGACGTTCTTGACCAAAGCAGTCAATGGGGACTTTCTGGAAAGCCACAAAAGCACACTCAAAAGCAACATCTACCGGTTCAGCAAGACCGTTGACATGTCAGATGAATCATTCTCCGGCTCGACAATGAGCGGCGAGGCACGAAAATGGAAGTTGCTCGGGCTGGAAAGCCGCGCAGGCACACGCGAGCGGAAGTTCACTGCGGCACTCCGTGAACAGTTCCAGCTGCTCACCAACGTATGGTCGACTCGTGGCGTAACTATCCCGCCGGACACTATCACATACCAATTCGACCGTAACATACCAATTGAGCTTTCGAGCGAGGCTGAGACCACGGGCAAGCTCAAGGGAATGGTCACCGAGCAGACGCGGCTATCGTTGCTCTCGTTTGTCGATGACCCGAAACAGGAACAGGCCGACATGGAATCAGAGGCCGTTGTCAATCTAGACGCAATCACTCCACCGCTGCCCTAGAGGTAACAGATGGCGACTTACGACGATCTGCACAAAGAGGTCTTGACATCGGCGCAGAAATTAGCGGCGAAAGCGGAGCGCGATGTCATAGCCGCCTACAAAGACGCGCTGACGCGCATTCGTGCAGAACTCGCCGAGATGTATGCTAAGTTCGCTGTAGGCGATGAGCTTACCTACTCACAGATGCTCAACTATGGCCGACTCAAAGCGATATTCGAGAACGTGGCTCAGATAGTCAATGAGGCAACCGGAGAAGTGACAGCACTCATTGAGGAAGCCAGCGGGAGTATCTACATTGACGCTTACAAGCGCACTGCCTATATGATCGAAGCGGGTGGCGGGCAGCAGGCCACTGTGGCGATCAACTGGGGCATCATCCAGCCGGAGGCGGTCAAAGCCGCAGTGCAGCTGAAGATCGACAAGCTCACGCTTTCCGACCGGCTCGCGAAACACCGAACAGAGATCATCAAAAACATCAGGGAGAATGTCACACGTGGGCTTATTCAGGGCGAGAGTTACCCGAAGATGGCGGCACGTGTCAAGGATGTGCTCGACGGGGACGCCACGAAGGCCATGCGAGTCATACGCACTGAGGCGCACCGAGTAACACAGCAGGGGCAGCAGGACGTGTGCGAGGAAGCGATCCGCCGCGGGGCGAATGTCGAGAAAGAATGGTCGGCGTTGCTTGACGACCGCACACGCGACGAGCACGGCGCGCTCGACGGGGTGAGAGTGCCAGTTGACCAGCCGTTTACGATCGACGGCTATTCAGCGATGGTTCCGGGTGGGTTCGGTGAGCCTGAGATGGACATAAACTGCCGTTGCCACGCGAGGCCGCACGTGATAGGCTTTGAGTCATCGGTGCGCTATGTTAAGGGCGAGGGTTTGCAGCCGTGGCAGAACTACGCCACGTGGGACGCGAAGCGCAAACTAGGGGCAGCGGTGCAGTGAGTTGGTTACTGGTTGTAACCATCTGGGGCGTGTGTCAGGGTGGCGTGATAGAGTTCAGGACGTGTGCGAATGGCGCAGATGGGATGGGAACTGATAACGTGTCTATTATTGTCAAGGAGGCTCCGATATGGGATGGTGGGTGGTGTTTGAACGTGAAAATAGCCGTTCCCGCAGGAGATTACGGCGCAGGAATATCGAAAGAGGTATATGTCTATGGGCGTTAGTTGCGCTACTTGCACTATCCATCCCTGCAACTTGTGCCAGTTTAACGACGAGCATTCTCCCGGCGACAGCAACAGTAAAGAGCGGACTGACGCAGGTGTTCACTGTGACATTGAGCCATCCGCTACCAGCACCGGAGGTCGCTGTCATAACTGCGACGGTGGAATATAGCGACGCTGAGGGTGTGTTGTATACGAGCAGTAGCACAGCGGAACTGACTATTGTTCATCCGTATAAGCTGGCACGATTCACGCTCCCGTTTTATACTCGTGTTGTGCCTGGGTCGGTGAAGTTGAATGGATCTGTGGTCACACCATCGGCAACAGGTGTGATAACATCGGCACTAGAGATCAACGAGGGGCAGAGCGCAATTCTAACATTCGGGGTGAAATAAAATGGCTATTGAACTGACCAAAGAACAAGAAGAAGTTTTGTTGAAGATCATCCAGCGCGAACTTGACGCGCCTGTGCTAATCGCTAATGCAGAGGTAGCGAAAGCGTATCTTGCCGAGGCTGAGGCACGGTGGATGGCTGACCGCGAGGCAGCGCAGATGACTGCAAATGCTGCGCTCAATGCTGTCAATGTTGCCTATGCTGCGGAGATCGAGGCGAAGCACAAAGCAGTAGAGGATGCAAAAGCGGCGATTGATGTGGCAACAGCAACGTCAGTGTTGGCTGACAAGGTAGGATAGTATGGCTACAGTGTGGTTCGCACAGTCTACTGCTGGGAACATCGATGATGCCAACAAATGGAAAAATCTACCATCGACTGGTCTTGCGTTAACGTGGGCAAATCTTGCCAACGGTGATGAACTGAACCTGAACGGCAAAACAGGTATTGCTCTGAACGTGGATATTGATGCTGGTGCAGGAACATCGGTAACCGTTTCAACTATCCTATCAGGTACTGGTGCAGCAGGTGGCACCTTGGTTGCTACGACTGACCGCACGGTACGAGGTAACATAACAGCAGGAACCACAACTCCCATAACTACAGCAACGAGTGCAAAACGCTTAACAGTTATTGGTAACGTAACGGGAGGTGCTACAAGTATTCCTGGTATTGCGCTCTCTAGCGGTCACTCATTGACGCTGACGGGTAACGTAACAGGTGGGGTTGGTGCGACCACAGCCTATGGGGTGTACTGCAACTGCACTACAGCACAGGGCGGGTCAACGGTTATCACCGGTACTGTGTCAGGCGGGTCAGGCGCAGCAACATCAAAGGGTGTCTACAACGCCAACACACGCGCAATTACATTTGGCTCAGGCAGCACGATCCAGGGTGGCAACGGCGCAGCAACATCATTCGGTTTCCATAATGCGAGCTCTGGTGCTTTTACTGTTGAATCGGGCAGTACCATTCAGGGCGGCGACGGGGCAGCAACGGCGCGAGGAATTAGTAATGATAGCACTGGTGCTGGAACAATAACTGCCACGATAACAGGCGGTAGCACTGCTATATCTAACTACGCAATTTATAATGCGTCTACTGGCGCGTTGACTATCACAGGTAACATTACTGGCGGTAGTTTTGCTGGTATGGTCGGTGCTATCGTTAGTACATCTACTGCTGCGATAACGGTCACTGGTGATCTAAGCTCTGGTTCTGCTGCGCTGACACCAGCTATATATAATTCGTCTACTGGCGTTGTGACGATAACTGGCAACATCATACACACAATTGCTGGTGGCAATGCTGTTACAGGTAACATCCGATGGACTCCGACCGCAGCACAGTCGCAACAGCGTCCCTACGACGCTACGCATTACTACTACTCGTCAAAGACGATACCGAAAGCTGATGTTAAATTGGGTGTAGATGGTAACGGTGCTGGCGCACCAGAAACAGGGACATTGGTAGCAGGTGCTGGTGGCGGTGGGTCGTTGGTAGGTAACAGCGTCCTCGTGAGCGCAGGAGGATAGCATGGCAGACATTTGGCTATGTCAATCCAACGACGGCAACATTAATGATGCTAATAAGTGGAAAACTGATGCTGCTGCTAAAACGCTGACATGGGCGAACCTGGCTAATGGTGATACGCTATGTCTGAACGGTAAAACAGGTGTGATTATTCCAAACACGGTGAACATTGATGTAGGTGCAGGAACATCAGTGGAAATCACTACAGCAGCTACAGGTGGTGGAGCTGCTGGCGGTAACCTAGTTAGTGCAAATGATTGCACCATCAGAGGTAACATAACTGCTGGCTCGACAGTACCAATTACGACAATAACAGACGGAAAAACACTAACGCTTATCGGCAACGTGACCGGAAGTGCAGCTGCAACAGGTTTGTCACTGGGAGGTAGTTCTCACCATTTGACTATGACTGGTAATTCTACTGGTGGTTCTGACGCTAACCGTCACGGAATATACAGCAACGGTGGCTCAACAATATCAATTACTGGAGTTTTGACGGGTGGAAGCAGTCCAGGAGCCAACGGTATTTCGTTGGGCAATGGGACGAATTGCACAATTAACGCTGGTAGTTCAATCGTGGGTGGCTCTGGCTGCGAGGGGCTAGCCAAGACTACCGCATCAGGTACTACAACAATAACGGCAAATATAACAGGAGGTAGTGGTGCTGGTAAACCTGGACTTTCTAATGGTTCTACTGGCACGATAACGATAACTGGTGATTTGCAATCAGGCAATGCAGCGCGAACGCCAGCCGTATACAACGCATCAACTGGTGTGGTAACGGTAACGGGTAACATAATCAATACTATTGCTGGTGGCGCAGCGGTGCTTGGTAACATTAGATGGACTCCAGGTATTGGGCATTCCGAGCAATATGGTTACGACGCGACGCATTACTACTACTACGCGAAAACAATTCCGAAAGCGGACGTGAAGTTAGGTGTGAATGGCGATAGTGCTGGTGCTGGCGCGGGTGCGCCGGAAACAGGGACATTGGTAGCAGGTTCAGGCGGTGGACGATTAGTCGGGGCGAGTGTTTTGATTAGCGAGGGATAAAATGGCTTATTTAGGCGATTATGCAGAAGATTATGCGACGCTCAATTTCAAGTTCCACACGCACAAAGCGGACGGAACACCTGCCGCTTTGACGAGTGGTGCTGTGTCAGTCTACAAAGGGTCTGCTACCGACAGCGAGGTCACTACTGGCGTAACATTAGCCGCGAACTTTGATGGCGTAACAGGTCTCAACAATGTGTTGATCGACCTAAGTTCTGCTGCATTCTACGCTGTAGGGTTTGACTACAGTGTGGTTATCACGACAGGCACGGTAGATAGTATATCGGTGATTGGTGCGGTTATATCCACGTTCAGCATTATGAACCGTAGCAAAGATGTCAACGTAACTACGATCGCTGCTAATGCGATCACTGCTACGGCAATTGCAGCTGATGCAATAACTGACGCGAAAGTGGCATCAGATGTTACCATTGCGTCGGTTACAGGTGCAGTAGGGTCTATTGCATCAGGAGGTATCGCCTCCACATCATTCGCTGCTAATGCGATAACCAACGCTGCAGTAGCAGATGACGTAGACGTAAACGTTAAGACGATAACTGCTAACGCAATAACCGCAACGGCGATTAACGATAACGCGATAACAGATGCGAAGGTAGCATCTGATGTTACTATCGCTTCTGTAACTGGTGCAGTAGGAAGCGTTGCAGGTAACGTAGTAGGCTCTGTTGGTTCCGTAAGTGGTGCTGTAGGTTCTGTTGCGTCGGGAGGCATTGCATCAACATCATTTGCTGCTGGTGCAATAACAGCTGCTGCTATTGCTAATGCTGCAATAGATAACGCCACATTAGCTGCAGATATTGGTAGCACTGCATACGCAACAAACATCATTGCACTGGCAGTTCGTAAAGTTCTCGATGAACTCAATCTTGACCACCTAGCCAAGACCGCCACGGCTGCTGCCGATATGACAACTGAGGTAGCCGACAACACTATTCTCTCGCGTCTGCTGGCTAACGGCAACACGTCGGACTTCGATCCTGCGACTGATGGGCTACAACTGATTCGGGATGCGATTGCTGTGAGCAATCCTATTGGGTATTATGCTGGCAGCAACACCGAGACAACCAAAACGGTCGGATCGACTGAGGGCGACTACTCAGATACACTCGTTGACGATGGTGTGACCACCACTACGACAACCTACTACAACACGGGACCTGCGTCTGGTGCTGATGGAAACGGGTTCGGATTAGATGTGCAACTAGGGTTCACATCTGCTCTGGGGCGCGTACCGTCGAGTGTAACAGTCAATGGACGCTTTAACGCCAGTTCTAGCGCACGTAACGTGCATGTGTGGGCGTATGATTACACTACTACCGCGTTTGTCCAGCTATCTAACACGACAACCGACTTTGACGGCAACGCTACAAGCAACGCTTCACAAGACCAGAACCGCGTTTACGCGATGGCGACTAATATGATTAACCCTGCCACGGGCGCGATGATTATACGATTCACTTCTACATCTACCACAACTAATGACCGACTACGAATCGACTTTGTAGAGATTCGGACTGTGGCACAGACTCAGGCAGGGTTGACCGCTGACGCGATTCAGCAAGCAGTATGGAACCGCAGCCACACAGGACACGACGAAGATACACTGGGCTACACGCTTGCACATCAATTTATTATGCAGGGTAATGTGGTCTCCGCCTCAGATGCAAGTACGATCGTAGTAGACGGTGACATCATTGGTGATGACTCGATGATGGGTGCGCTAATTATGGTCGAGGACAAAACCGATGACCACTATGAGGTCAGGCGCATAGCATCCTGCACGGCATCCAGTAACACTGTTGTGGTAGATCGGGCATTCAGCTTCACACCTGTCGCGGCCGACGATTACTACATCATTGCTGCGGGCTATACTGAGGCTATGCGTGGCACTGACGGGGCTGCCCTAGCTACCGACTGGACGGCGACAAAAGCTGGCTATCTCACGGGCGCGGTAGCATTAGAGGCGACCAGCCAAACTCTGATCGGCAGGTTAGGCGCGTGGACGGGAACGGGGATCAACACAGTGCTGGGTGCGATCAGGGCATTAGCTGCAAAAGCGAACGCTCTCACTCCGACGGACATCAGCACAGGCACGACATACGACAACACAACAGATAGCGCAGAAGCTATAAAGGACGCTACAGCTCTTGAGGCGACGCTCACGGCCATCAAAGGCGCAGGGTGGGCAGATGAGACACTTGTTACAATTCAGTCTGCTGCTGAGGCGGCAGGCGGCGGAAGCGGATTAACCGCACAGCAGACACGAGATGCAATGAAGCTCGCGCCGACATCCGGCACACCGAACGCTGGCAGTATCGACGCTCATTTGGACGCTACAGCCCTTGAGGCGACGCTCACGGAGATCAAGGGCGCAGGGTGGACTGATGAAACGCTCGTAACTATCCAGACTGCTGCGGAGTCGGCAGGTGGCGGCGGTGGACTGACGGCGCAACAGACACGCGACGCGATGAAGCTCGCGCCTACCGCAGGCACTCCGGCGGCGGGCAGCGTTGACGCTGAACTGGACGCGCTAACGACGGCAGTTGCAGACGTGCCAACCAATACAGAGTTCACGGCGCGAACACTGGCGGCTGCTGACTATGTGGTGACTACCGACACCATAGCAGGAGTCACCGACAAAGAAGGCTTTACGCTTTCGGCTGCTTATGATGCGGCGAAGACGGCTGCACAGCCGGACGAATACGACAGCCAACTGACGGCTATTAGTAACAAGATAGTCACAGTGCAGGCTGACACCGACAACATCCAGACTCGCATACCGGCGGCACTTGTCGGCGGTAAAATGGATAGCGTGGCAGACTCTATGAGCGATGAGGCTATCACTGCTATTGCTGAGGCCGTGGTGGCCGCCACCGGCGCACTGACGGAGGAAGATATACCGGCTATTGCGTCGGCGATCAAAGCCGAACTCGGCGATATGGATGTCACGATCATATCACCGGTGAATGCCGTTGGAAACATCAGCATACTGCGTGGTGCGACCTACACGGCGGCAACGACCCAGATGATAGTTACTATCACTGACAACTCCACATTCAACGTGGCGACTGACACACCGGTCATCAATATGGACGGCGTAGACTTCGCCGCAACGGCAACAGAGGAAACGCCGGGGACGCTAATCGTTACGTGGGATATGACCGGCGCGGAGACTCTCGACCTGCCGCTTGGGCGTATACCATATTCGATAAGCTGGACACGCGGCGCGGTCACGATACCTGAGATCATCACGGGATATGCCACAGTCGAGGACATTCCCGGAACAGTTGTGGTCGAATAGCACAGAACGTGCTATAGTAGATATAGACTATCGGGGCAATATGCACCGACAGGCTAGAGGAGATTAGAAAATGTTACCTGAAGATGTGAAACAATTTCTGGCAGAGAATATCGCTAATGTAGAGGTCATTGGTGAGATTCGCGAAACATTGGGACTGACCACGGCAGAGGTAAACGGAGACACCGTCAGGGCGTTTCTGGAGACCTCTGAGGGAATAGCGATCGCACAACCATATATTGATCGTGGTATAACTGCGGTGATTGATTCCTGGAAGGCCAATAGTCTGCCTAAATTAGTTCAGGCTGAGTATGCCAAACGCCACCCGGCGGAGGATGAACGCGACAAGCGGCTTCGTGAGATGGAGGACAAACTCTCACGCATGGAATATGAGAAAACGAGGGAATCGCTGAAGTCATCAGCGCTGCAAACGCTGATGACTAAGGGACTGCCAACCGAACTCGTATCATTCGTTGTTGCTGATGACTCTGAGCAGACCGAGGGCAATTTAGCGGCAATCACTCAGATATGGACTGACAAACTCAACGCGGCGGTAACGTCGCAAGTTGAGGAGCGGTTCAAGAAAGCGGGAGGTGGCCAACCTCCTAAAACGTCCGGCAACGGGCAGGGCGTTATCAATCCGTGGCGTAAAGAGACATTCAACCTCACCCGACAGGGCGAGATAACACAAACCGACCCTGAACAGGCCAAAAGCCTCAAAGCTGAGGCCGCACAGGCGGCAAAATAGGAGTAAATCAAATGGCTGTTACTAAAATAACGGACGTTATAGTCCCTGAGGTATTCAACCCTTACGTGATCGAGCAGACGGCTGCTCAGTCTAACCTGTTTAGCTCTGGCATCATCCAGGCTAATCCGGCTCTCAACGTGCTGGCTTCCAGTGGCGGGCGCATTGTCAACATGCCGTTCTGGCAGGACTTGGCAGGCGCGGATGAAGTGCTTTCTGACGCTGGCTCGCTTACCGTCGGTAAGATCGACACGGCGCAGGACAAAGCGATCATCCTGCAGCGCGGCCGTGCATTCGGCACAAACGATCTGGCGGCGATTCTCGCCGGTGACGATCCGATGGCGGCTATCGGCAAACTGCTCGGCGGCTACTGGGCACGCAGGATGCAGGATGCTTTACTCAAGACTCTTGAGGGCATCTTCAACGCTGGCTCAATGTCCGGCGGTGTGCTGGACATCTCCGAGGAGGCGACCACTGCCGCAGTGATCGACGCTGAGGCTGTTCTCGACGCTGCGCAGTTGCTCGGCGACAACAAAGATTCACTCACGGCGATTATGGCGCATAGTGCGACCGTAACGCTTCTTACCAAACTCGACCTGATTGACTACGTTCCTGACTCTCAGGGCGTGGCGTCTATCAAGTCATTCCTCGGTCGGCGAATTGTCGAGGATGATAGCTGCCCTGTTACTAATGGCGTTTACACTACGTATCTGTTCGGGGCTGGTGCTGTCGGCTACGGCGAGGGCAATCCGCTCAACGCCACCGAGACCGCACGGGACACGCTCGCTGGCGACACGTGGCTCACCAATAGGAAGCAGTTCATTCTGCATCCGCGTGGCGTGGCGTGGCAGGATAGCTCCTGTGTGCTTTCCTCACCAACTAACGTAGAGTTGGCTCTTGCTGCCAACTGGGCGAGAGTATACGAACAGAAGAATGTTCGTATCGTCGCTCTGACTCACAGAAACGCAGTGGCGGCTAGTTCCTAAGTCACCGCGCACGGCAGCCGGAGAGTTCACACCTCCTCTCCGGCTGCTAACTATACGGGGGCATGATGATTGATTTTGTCGTGGTCGAGGGGCATAATGCCAAAATAGGCAGGAACCATTATATCGACCACATGGCTCCGGTCTGGCACTCCATCCCCGAAACATCACGCGGTCAATTCCACGCTATCGAAGCAAACGCCGAATATCTTCATCATCACGGCATTGAGGCAACACTCCACAAAACATCATCGCACATGCTCAATGCTCTCAAGACTGCCAAACACCTAACGGTCGTAGCTGGTCACCGTGATCCGGCGTGGCTAGACCGCACAGGCAGACCAAACGCAATTCTAATGCACGGCGTGGGATTCGTTTTCGACGCGAAACATTCGTATGAGGGCTACCCAGGCACGAACCGCAACCGGCAGAATACTAAACTCATTCTTTCCAGTAACGAGACCATAGCGGCTCTCGAGCGCGTGGGGAATCCATCAATACATGTTGAGGTCATCGGCTGTCCAAAGCTCGACAAGTGGCAGACGGCAAAGCATAGACCTATCCCCAAACGCCCTACGATTGCGCTGGCGTGGCATTGGCGTTGCTTTGTGTCTCCAAACACATTCACAGCGTTTGACGAGTACCGCGAGGCTGTGCGCGAGTTATCGCAACACTACACACTGCTAGGGCACGGGCATCCGTCGATCATCAGAGAGCTGGCTCCGATATACGAGGCGATGGGCATTGAGACCGTCTATTCGTTGGCTGAGGTATTCGAGCGTGCTGATATGATGGTGGCTGATGCGACATCGGCTATATTCGAGTTTGCTTCGCTTGACCGACCAGTTGTGCCGGTGATGAGCAAATCTTACAAGCCGTCTGAATACGGCGGGATGTATAACGAGCGGCTTAACTTAGGGGCTGTCTGTCACACTCCGGCTGAACTGTTAGCGACTGTCCAGACCGCAATTAAGGACGATGCAAAATATAGAGAGGCTCGGCGGACAGCTATTGGCCGATGCTATACCTACACAGATGGGGGGTGTGCTGCCAGGGCGGCAGCCGCGCTTATGAGATGTGATGAACAACTGCCGGAGGGCGTAGAGATAGCCGAGGAAGTGCAGCAGACGCGCGCACGCCACGCGCGAACGCGGGTGATAGGTGGAGTTGTGCGACATAAACACACGCGGGAGAGCCGACTCGCGGCTATTGCAGAGATAGCCAGAGTTAGGGCGGAGAAGAGGCCGCCACGGCGCGAGGCTGTAGTCAAACTCAATGATAACCGTGACGCTTTTCTAGCTCGTATGGGCTGGCGCATTCCGAAAGCTGAGTTGAATCTACCTGACCCGTCGGTCTGGCCAGCCGTCGGCATAATTATACCTGTGTTCAACGCTCCGATCCTGCTAGAGAGATGTCTCCGCAAACTGCGCGAGACTGACTACGCGGGAACTATCCATATACAGATAGTGGACAACGCGAGCACTGACGCACAAACGCTGAAGATGCTACGTGATGAAACGGCGGTCATTCGGTTTGACTCTCCGGTGGGCTTCTCCGAGGCGGTCAACCGCGGGATGGAGAAACTAACCGACTGCGACTACCACATACTGTATAATCAAGACGTGGCAGCTCACGATCCGCAATGGCTTAATCATCTGATGCGATGGATGGAGGCGAGGCCGGAGTGTGGTTTGTGTGGTCCGAAATTGCTGTATGACAATGGAGACATTGAAACATGTGGGTTTGATATGCAGCCAAACGGCGTAGATCAATGCTCACTAGGCCGCAATTGCACCACGAACGATCCACAATTTAACGACTACCGAAAGGTTCATACCGTTTGTGGTGCGGTCTACTGTCTCCGCGTATCGGTCGAGGCCGAAATGGGGCTATTCGATGAGCGTTATTTGTTTGGGTGCGAGGATTTAGAATACGGTATGCGGCTGTCGGCTAAAACAGGCTCAGAGGTTTGGTATGTGCCAGATGCCGTGCTGACGCATTCCAGCCACGCGGTTGTCAAAGCCAACAAGGGCGATCGATTGCGGGTGTTAGCGATGCGCAAGGCCAGTTGTGAGATATTCGAGCGCGAGTGGAATACATACCGCAACCATCTATCACGCACACGAATTGCATTCATTCTGCCAGACTTCCAGTCGGCGGGTGGCGGGAATAGAGTAGTGGCGGCACTGGCGCGGCAACTGTCCATCTGTGGAGTGCATGCTGAGGTGTTTGTGCGAAAGATGGACACCGATCCAGACAAAGACTTCCCACAATTCCCCATTCGACCGATTCACGAACTCCACGAGGCTGAGATCGTTGTCGCTACCAGATGCGACACGCTCAAAGAGGCGAAAGCGATCAACGCGGCGAAACGGTATTATTTTGTGCAGCAGATCGAAGACTGTATGGCGGCTTCTTGCGGGCTGACGGCGAGGAAAGCACTTGACAGTTACCAAGATAAAGACTTCGAGATCATCACTATTGGGCAGCATTTACACGACAGGCTAGCGGCGATGGGGCGCGAGTCTCATATAGTCGACGTTGGGCTATACCGCGAGATGTACCCATATATGCCACGTAAAATGGGCAAACTGCCACGGGTGCTGATGTATGGTGCGGACGGTCACAAAGGGCCGGACAATCCAGCAATTGCGGCGGCTATTCGGAAACTGATACCGGGTGCGGTGGTCAATTGCTTCCACCGATACGCTCGCGAATGCCAGTGGGCTGATACGCACTACAGACCCCAGACCACGGCTGAGGTGGCGGCAGTCTATGCAGACCACGATATATACGTTTATGCCTCAGACTCCGACGGCTTCGCAATGACACCAATAGAGGCGATGGCCTGCGGAACGCTCGTAGTTCTGAGCGACTTTCCGGGGAAAGAACAGTATGCGAAATATGATGTAAACTGCTTAATTGCTCCGTTCCGTGATGTTGAGGCAATCGCTGAACACGTGCAATGGCTCACGAAAAACAAACAGCAACACAAACGGCTGATAGCCGCAGGGCTGGCGACCGCTGACCGCTATGATTGGAACAAACTAGGCGCACAGTATGCCAAACTGATGCTTGGAGGAGTGGCGATATGACTGAACCTATAACACAGTTTATGGATGATTCGGTGACTGTGAATCCATCATCAATGAGCCAGTTTGCGTTAGAGTCGCTCATACAGCAATTCGACCGACTGCAACCGACGCGCATACTGGAAATAGGCTCATACCTCGGCGGGACGCTGTACCAATGGATGAAACACGCTCCGGCTGGCTCGTTGATTGTTTCGGTCAATTTGTCACTGAATCCAGACTGGGTGACTCCGCGCAAAACAATATCAGAATGGAACCGTTATGCCACCGAACGCAAACACACGCTAAAACTCATAAACGGAGACTCGCGAGACGAAGCGACAATCAATGCTGTCCGCAGTGTCTCTACTGAATACGATTGGTTATTCATCGACGGCGGCCACATGTATGATGTGTGTAAGCCCGACTGGGATAACTACAGCGCAATGGTTCGGGCGGGCGGAATGATCGGAATGCACGACGTAAACTGCGACATGCCAGGCTGGTGCGAAGTTCCGAGGCTGTGGGATGAGATAAAACAAAACCATCACGTGGCTATGTATACCGACTCCGGCAGCGATCCAGGGTGTGGATTGGTCAGTCTATGAATATGATGTGCGATATAACCGGTAATTGCAACCTACGATGTCCATTTTGCTCTAACGATTGGGCAAACATCCAACCGACTCCAGAAATGTCGTTTGATACGTTTGCGCGAGTGTTGGACGTTGCGCGAAACGAGGCAGTAGGCGCAAACGAGTTATTCATCTCGTGTGGGTTTGAGCCGACGATCCATCCGCAGTTTGCGGATATAATGCGAATGATACCGCCGGAACTGAGACCGAAAGCGTTTCTCTCGACCAACCTTTCGACGCAGATGAGCGATGATGACATTGACGCACTGGCGAATGCCAACATCAATCATATCAACATCTCTGTTGAGAGCCTCGTGCCGGAAACGTATGAGTACTTCAGGCGCGGCGCAAAATACGAGACGTTCATAGACAACTTAGATAGGTTGGTAATTGCTGTTCGTAGTTCATCAAACGCGCCAGCACTCCACATAATCTCAATGCTGTTTAGGCAAAACGCAGGCGAAATTATATCAATGGCGGCAGATTGCAAACGGTATTTCGGGATAACGCGGCACGAGGCGAGAACACCATTCGAGTTCTCGTTGGGCTATATGTCAGATGAGTTTAAACGTGATTCACTGTTGAGCGATGATGAGGCTTTAGCGGTCACACAACAGCCGTCTGAGATTGAGTGGAGTATAGATTACTCAGGCTCGTGGCTGGCTGATATGCGTATAACGTCTGATGGTGTTGGGCTATAACGTGCAATTGCTACCAACCTGACTAATCGTGGTATACTAGGCGAGGGAGATTGACATGATAGATGATACAGTTGACATCACGGAAGCTCTGTTAGATTTCGCGAACAACTACTGCAACCGGCGCGTGGGGTGGACGGCTATCACTGCGCCTCCGGCGGTGGAGTTGTTCATCGCAAAAGCCACGACGTTTCTGGCGCAGGCGGGCGCAGATAACGTGCAGTCAAAACGTCTGGGTGATATGCAGGTCACATATTCAACTGACTTTCCTCCGGCACTACTCGGACTGCTGAACCCGTTCAAACAGGTGAGGTTTACATAATGGGCACACTCGCCGACATATTCCCGGAGTGGCTAACATCTGGCTTCGCCGTCTACCGGTTCACCGAGGCATCCGATGCATTCGGTGCGCCTGAGAAAACGTGGAGTGTTGAGCCGGTGTGGGAGGGGTCGGGGGTCTTGCGACAAATGAGCGGAGACCAGCAGTTTGCAGCGTTCCATCACGGCTATGCTGCAACTCATCGGCTATACCTCGACCCAGTGACCACGACAACGGCGACGCCGCCGGTCGAGGTGACAACTGACATCCAGCCAGGCGACCGCGTGGAATACGACGGCAAAACATACGACGTGAAAGCCGTGAACGATGTACACCAGCAGGGCGATCTATTGCAGGTAGACCTACTGTGGAGGCAGAACGATGGGAGTCTCAGCACGCCAACTAGCTAATGCGCTACAGGAAGCGGTTGACGCGGCACTTATTGAGAGTGGTGCGATCATCGCACGTCGGGCGCAGGAAATGGCTCCGTATGACACGGGCAGGCTAAGGAACTCCATCACATACGCCACGCGCACTGCCAGCAGCCGTGTTGAGTCTCCGGCGTTGTTGGTGGACGGCGTAAAGCACGACGGCAGCGAAAACACGGTAGTAGTGGGAACTGCTGTTGAGTATGCGAGGTATCAGGAGTATGGGACTAAGCACATGCCATCAATGTCATACCTCCGAGGCGCACTATCTGTAACACAGAAAGCTGTCGAGAAAACATTTGCCGATAACATCCGGCGCAAACTTGAATCATTATGGGGAGGCTCCTAGTGACTATTGAACAGGGGCTATATACATATCTGAGCGAACAACTGGACGTGCCAGTCCATTCGATACTGTTTCCAGACGGGATAACTTTTCCGGCGGTGCGTTTGCAGCGCATAGCAGGGAGACCTCTAGTTACACACGACGGAGACTGCGGTATGGAAACAGGGCTGATGCAGGTCAGTTGCTTCGCGGCCACTTACGCGGCGGCAAAGACGCTCGCGGGAGAGGTCAAAGCCGCGTTGAGCGGTTACACTGGCGAGATGGGCGAACTAAACGACGCCACGGCATTTGTACAGAATGAGGTCGACATCTACGAGCCGGGCGCACGTGTCCATCAGACCGTTCTGGATGTCACAATCCAGGCTGACATTACCTAGGAGGGCTAATCTATGGCCACTACAATCACGGCTACCAAAAGCTACGGAACGATACTGGCGTATACCGATGTGGGTGCTGAGACCATCGGATCGCTGAACAACATCGGCGGGCTAGAGCAGACGGCAAACGTGCTTGACGCTACTAACCACGACAACGCGGACGGCTATAAGCAATTCATCCAGGGCATCAGGGATGCTGGTGAATGCTCCGTTGAGGGGCAGCTATACGCTGGCGATGCTGGGCAGAATGCTGTCATAGCGCACTTCGCACAGGACACCACAGGCGGCGTTAGGGCAATGGCTATGTCATTCCCCGACGGCTCATCTTGGGCGTTTGATGCGATAGTTTCGAAACTCAAGACGGGAGACGCTCCCGTGGACGGCCTATTGCCGTTTACTGCGACTTTCAAGGTTACCGGCTCGCCGACTTGGACACCAGGCGGCAGCTAGTCAGTCAATGGGAGGGGGCAATTTGTCCCCTCCCTACCATATATCATATAGGGAGGATAACATGGCTAAAGCAACCAAAGCGGAACTGTTAGCGCGGTTCGGCGACAAGCGCAAGACGTTCACGAAAAAGAGTGTGACCAAAACGGCAACCAAACCGGCGGCAAAAAAGAAATGACACGCGCAATAGTCAAACCTGTAGAAATTGAACTCGGCGGCAAGTCTTATGAGCTGCGGCTCGACTTCTCCGCTATGAGCGACTTTGAGGATGAGACCGGAAAGAGCGTTTTGAAGTTCATTGCGCCGATCTTCGAGACTCTCCGAGAATCGCTTCAGTCGGTGAGTGCCGGTGGTGATAACTTGAGCGCAGGAATCAATGTTGTGGGTGAACTAATCGCACGGGATGCGATCAATGCACGTGATCTCCGAGCGTTGCTTTGGGCGTGTTTGGGTGGTCCTGATAGCTCACTAACACTGCGCCAGGCGGGGCGTTTGGTCAATGCCGGTAACGTGGCAGAGATCGGTACGAAACTATTCGAGGCGATCCGCGAGGCTCTCCCCAAGTCGGAACAGGCGGACGGTGAACCAGACTCGGGAAACGCGGAGAACCTCCAACGTGGCTAGAGTTATGGGCTATTGGTCGGTATGATCTACGGCTGACCGATGGCGAGTTTTGGAAGCTGACGTATAAGGAGTTTGATATGCTAGTCAAACGGCATACAGCGAGTTACGAGAGAGACGCAAGCCACGCGGCTCTTATCTGTGCCGTGTTGGCTAATATCAACCGTGACCCCAAGACCAAGCGTGACCCGTGGAGTCCACAGGACTTCATGCCCACACAGAAAGCCGCTAAACCGAAACGGGCGCAAACGTGGCAGGATCAACAGATGATAGCCAAACTTCTAAATCAGGCATTCGGCGGGAGGGTAGCAGATGTCAACACAAGTAGCTGATATATTTGTCAAAGTCGGGGCGAAGATCGGCGAGTTTAACGCGGCGATGGTCTCGGTGGAGACCAAGCTCAACACGCTGTCGAAACAACTAAAGCTCGACGTGAAAGCCGACTCTACAAACGTGCTGACGATGGTGCGCGAACTCAAGACGCTGGAAGCTGAGGCGAAACGCCTGCAGTCTGGCGTGTTAATTTTGCAAGTCAAGAACGCTGACCCTGCTGCTATCAAGGCGATGGATGACCAGCTCGCGGGCGTTGCTCGTAGGATGGAGATACTGAACGCCGCTATTGCCGACAACCAGCAAAAGTGGCAGAAATTAGCTGATGTCGGTAACAAGCTCACTATGGGCATAACTGCTCCGCTGGTGGCAGCAGCTACCGCTATTGGTGCGTTTGCTGTGAAAACTGCCGACCTATCTGAGAAGCTCGACAATATGAGCAAACAAACGGGCTTGAATACCACGCTACTCCAGCAACTCAAGTTTGTCGCTGACCAGTCTGGGCTTTCGTTTGAGGCTATCGCTAACGCCTCGACAATGGTACAGCGGAAACTGATGGGCGTGGAACAGGACACCGGCAACGTGGCTGAAGCATTCAAACGGCTGGGAGTGAACGCCAGAGGCTCTGACGGGCAGCTCCGCAGTATGAATGAGTTGTTTCCGGAACTCATTAGAGCGTTGCAGAATATGGGCAATGCCACTGAGCGCACGATGCTTGCATCCCAGATATTCGGGCGCGGGGCATCCGATCTGTTACCTATCCTCGCGATGTCTGCTACCGAGTTTGAGAATGCAAAGAACAGGGCGTCGGAGTTTGGTTTAGTCCTGGACACGGACGCACTAGCGGCGGCGGGGCGTATGGATGCGGCTATGGATGACCTAAAGAGCCGCTTCGTAGGAATCACACAGCAACTCGCGATGTCGTTTATGCCGATCTTGACTGATAGTGTTATACCTGCGTTAGAGTCGGCAGTCAAGTGGGTGCGTGGGTTGGTCGAATGGTTTGGTGACTTGAACCCGGAAACAAAAAAATTGATCGTGACGATGTTGGCACTAACTGCGGCTCTCGGCCCGCTAATCTCACTGATTGCTCAATTAGGTTTGGCAATTCCCGCGCTGAGTAAAGCGTTTATATGGCTCGCTGCTAATCCGATCGTGGCAGTTATTGCAGCGTTGGCTCTGTTGGGCGTGGGCATATATGCAATCGTAAATGCTCAGAAAACACTGGCGGCGCAGGAAGCTGACAACACCGAGGCGGCGATTGAAAACGTAAACGCTCGGAAAGCACAGATTGAAAACGCCAAGAAAATGATTTCTGAGTATGAGACTTTGAGGGACAAAAACGATAAAACGAATGTTGAATTAGACAGGATGAACTCTCTACTGTCACAAATTCGCACTATCGCTCCCGAAGTGGTATCAGGCAACCAGTTGATCGGGAACTCTATGGGAGTTCTGAGCGGTCAAACTCAGGCGGCAACTGAGGAACTGCGGCTATTGCAGATGCAGCGGCTAAGAGACCTAGCGACAGCGCAGGCGGTCAAAGAGGAAGAAGCTCGCCAAAACATTGAATCCCAGAGGAATCCTGTGGGGGCGGTTGAGACCGTGGCGGCACAGTGGAGAATTATAACCGGTAGTGCCGACGCTTTCATCCGTGCGAATGAGGCGCGTATAACGGCAGCGCAGGCGCGCCAGAGAACACTACAGGCCGAACTGTTAGACCTGCAACATTCCGGCGGGGCTGCATCATCTGGTGGCGTGGCTTCCAGCACGGGTATAACGGCTGACGACCAAGCAAAAGCCGACGCGATAAATGAGGCGGTAGCAATTCGGAATGCTGGGCGGCTTGAGAAAATAACTCTCGAAATGAACAAAGCAATTAGAGAGGCTCAAACTCGCGAAGTGGCAGCCGGAGAGGCTGAGATAGCGGCTATACGCAGTGACTACATCGACCGCTATACAGAGATGGAGATGACCATACTCAAAGAGGGCGAAGCACTCCGCAATATCGAAACTGACAAACAGATAAAAGACACAAAAGACCGCTATTCTGCAATCGCGAAAAACGCACTTGACGAAGATACTGCTTCGCAAAATATGCGGCTGTCACAATACAAAGAGTTCATCGGCGAGTGGATAGACGAAACGAGTAAACAGTATGACCCGCGTTTCGTAACGGCGCAGGGTGCGAAGTCGACCGCCACGGCTGAAAACGAACTTTCACTTAGTCAGAAACTAGGAGACCTAGCACGCAACGCCGCAATTGGTGAGAATACAGCGGCACGCGAGGCTGACATCTGGCAGTCGTTCCGGGAGAAACAAATTGCAATTGATCGCACATACGCGGGCGCGGTCATAAACATCAGGGCTGACATAGCCAAGAAAACGAACGAGGCACAGCAGACGGAGATCACCACGCAGATGTCCGCGTGGCAGAAAGCCACAAGCTATCTGCAAGAATACTCTGACCGCCTCGTGGGCATCCTTTACGGCGAGACGGCAATGAGGATCGCACAGTTTGACCGGCAGCGGGCAGCCGAGCGCAAAGCGTTTGACGAGTCTATCGCTGACGCGGAACTCAAAGCGGAGATACTATCCGCCTATGATGCCGACACGATGGCGCAACGGGCAGCGATGGGACAGCAGGAAGATACGCGCAACGATGAGCGTATGGATATGCTGCAACAGTTAAGCCAGATGACCGGCGCAGGCAGCGTAGAGAGCCTCTGGCGTAAGATGGCGGAATCATCATTGCAAGTGGCGTTTGCAGGCCCACAAATGCCGCAGTCACCACAGATGATCGGGATGGGTGCGGGAATGGGCGGCGATGTCGGCGGGAAACTACAGGCAACAAATGCCACGCTGGACAAAGCGTATGAGGCGCAGGTCGCTTCGGCGCGGAGTCTAAAATCACTAGAAAACGCGATAGCAGGTACACAATGAGCAGTGTAATTGAGCTGTTTGAAAACTACGACAACGGCAGCGGAACCATTGGTCGCTTCAACACCGAGACCCGAAAGCGGTTTATGCTGGTTGAGCCGTATGAGGGCTGGCAGGCTGTTCCGGGCGTGCCAGAGATAAACGACTTCTATCCTGGCGATGATGAACTCCAACTCTCGCAAATATCATACAGGGGCTATGGGCAGGTAGCAGGGTCTACCGGCTATCTCGGCGGCGGCTATACTCACTGCAAACTGGAGTTGACCTACAGCAAGGGCGGGACTGCATCCGTGGCGGGCGTCAGTAAAGACCTCGCGGGCGAGTTGCTCAGTCTAGGCCACGTGGGCTATTTCGCTGGCAGCGGAGTGCCGTTAGACGCGGCAATAGTTATACCCGTGGCGATGGGCAGCCTCACGATAACGCTTGATCCGATCTCTCCTGAGCCAACAAGCTCAATTATGGCGTTATTAGGCAAGATCAACTCGGACACGTGGACGCCTAACGGGGAGTCATACGCTTACGGTGTGGGGACGGTGCTCTTTGCTGGCTACAAGTCGAGGCGGGTCTCCGGTGGTTACTACAATCTGGAATACGACTTCAAAATCAATCCGCAGGGTTGGAATAAATCGCTTGACCCGTCTACAGGCAGCTGGGACACGGTATTATTGCAGCCAAGCGGGAGTGTTGTCTTCGCGTCGGCAGCGTTTGGCACAGCAGGGTTAGGGCTATGAGGCGACCACGCAAAGCCGAGGGTGCGTTCCCCACTGTTGAAAAATACAATGAGCTAGTTGACATTGTAAACTACCTCATGGATAACGCACTCGTGACGGCTGGCTCTGGTCTGTCTACTCAACAAATGCCGCAGGGCAGGGCGGTGGTATCTAACGTTGACGTGAATCTAAAGTTTTATCGCTTGATTGGTGCGGAGCCTATTGATGATGTCAGTTGGATGTATTCGGTCGAAGAGGTGCGGTATACATTAGAGGGGTGGGAATTGGTCGAAGTCCCCAAATCTTTCTACCCTGCACTGAACACTGCCGAGGAAAACGGTCTGGCTACTGATCCAGTGCCGCAAGACACAATAGTATCAGGCCGCAAAACTCCTGACATCGGAACTGGATATGATGGAGTATTATTCACCTACAACGTCGGCGAGGGTTCACAACTAGGATTAACTCCGGGAATAATACTGAGTTCATCCGCTGCATCACAGACAGGCAAATGGATATACTCGTGGGCTGAGGCGACTTTCAACGCCTCGACGGTTGCAAACGCTTACGATTCATGGACAACAGTTGCGGAATACGGCATCACGGGAACTGCGTTTAATGATGCTGAAGTCGCCGATGGCGAGAATCACGAGGCCATACCAGACGGGACTATAATCAGAGTTCACACGCACATTGACCCAGACGACGGCACTCCGTATTATTGGTTTAACTCTCCACGCGGTGGCGCAGGAGGGACAGAAACATTCACGGCGTTAGTGGTGACATCTGAACTCACTGGCGACGATGGGCAGTGGCGGTACAAATGCGTAAAAGCGCAGTATATCGGCTCTGACGTTGTCGGCTATGGTGGGTGGTCTATACTCGACGGCGAAGACCCTGAAGATGATCAGTTTGACTGTTTCAACGATGTCGAGGAGCCTGCCGCCGCGTATTATTATAGACCGATACCTGACGGCACTGTGATCCGCGTGCGGACTGTTCCATCGTTTGGTGATTATGGGTCAGAGGAGACGTTCTGGTGTTCCTGCTCGATGAACCAGGACACGAACACGGACACGCCAGCCGACGGCTACAAAACGTTGCAGTTATCCCCGACGGCAGGGACGGACGCTGACGCGCCATGGGACTTGACGGCGGACTTTCAAAAGGGGCTGATTTTGTCTGTTGTTGGTACGGTTTGGTGGGACGCAAACGGCGGAATCTGGAAACAAAACTTGTGGGAAATGACATTCGATGACGGCGGGCGTTTGGTTAAGGTCGAGGCTGGCGACACACAAATAATAGTTGAAACGGTAGAATGTTAATGAGGAACTTCAACAAACCCGCAAAGGTGATGTATTTAGAGGGTGGAGTTTGGTACAGCCAGCCGGTAGACTCGGGCACAGCTAATCGTATACCGACTACCTGCTGGTGTCCGTGCGAAATGCACCACGCTTACATTACTGATTTGTTTGTTGTGCCTCCAGCGTTTGGGCGATGTTACACGTTAGGCGAGGGACCAACAAACGACACATCTGGGACAGGCGAGATAGTGTCATCATCTGTTGACGTGCCAGAGTGGGGGCACTGCCGCTGGGCGTGGGGGTTATTCGACGGCCCAGGAATCATGCTTATGGGCATATTCAAGGATGGGCATGCAGTGCTTCGTGTTCGAACTCCTTATCCTTATATTTATTGCTGGGATGGAGAGTGCGACGAGTTTGACTGCGTTGGAACAAATGTGTTTGTCAAAATAGCAGGTGCGGACACAGGCCCTAGTTCGTGTATTGTGGAACAGGTGGCATAATGGATATTAGTATAAATTGGCCGATGGATGTTGTGAAAGACCTTTATATAAAGGGTGTCATTTCTCCGGCGGATAATGGGTGGACGGAAGAGCACTCTGAGGCTGTCCGCGATGTGCCTCAATGCTCGCACATCGCGGAAATTATGACCTCAATAATCTACAAATGCATGGACTGCGGACGAATCCATCAGGTTCCGATCAACTCAGAAATACAGGAAAACATCTCATATATCAGGCAGGGATTAATACCTGTTGCAGATGTAGTCGAGTCGCTCAGTTTGAGCGTCGATATGGCGGCCTATCTGAAAGCTCTGCCGGTATGTGACCATCTCTCTAAAATAGAGTATAATTGCAAGGACGGACATACTCGCTTGAGATGTACAAGCTGTGGCCGTAAATATGCTTAGGAGTAAAACCAATGACTGAGGAATACAATGTAAACACTGAGTTATCCCGCGTCGCTGGCGTGCAGAATGGTGTGCTGGAAGACATAAAGGGATTGCGTGCCGCTGATTCCAACCTAGACAAAGCAATATCGCTGCTTGACAAATCGTTGGGAGAAATCAATCGGAAACTAGATACCATGATGAATGGTTCGATGGAGATATGTCGGCTGGAGTCAACACGTATAAAAGACCTGGAGAATTGTGTAAACACAGTGGTCGACGATCTGTCATCAATCAAACGCACTACAGCGCGGATTGCGTGGTTATTCGTCTCATCTATAATTGCTGTGGCTGTGGGCGTGATTTCTCAACGGTTACAAATCCATTTCTAGGAGGACTCAATGACTGTTCATGACTGGTTGGAAGTCGGATGGTTTGTGGTCTCGATCATCGGTATCATCGTAGCACGTTATTTGCCTAGCCTCGACGCGGAGGCGCGGAAGTGGCTGTCGATCATCGGCGGCGCGGAGGCTGTCAAACGATTCCTCACCGAGGCGGCGGAGATGTGCGGCAACGGCGAAAGCAATGCCGTTAAACGCCAGTTTGTGCTAAACGAAATGCGGGCGGCGGCACAGAAGCAGGGGCTAGAATTGCCCGATAGCGTGGGAAATCTTATCTTGGAGTGGGTGTTCCGGCAAGTTAAGCCGACGCTTCCGAAATGTCCATAGGTGCAATAATGACAGACTACAGCGATAGCGAGCGCGATCTAATTGAGGCACTCTCTAAGCGGGCGTGTGGCTATAAGCAGTCCACGCGGCGCGTGGTAAACCGTGCCGTGCTGCACGGTGAATACGTGCCAGAGCGCGAGGAGATAACAGAGACCGATATACCGCCGGATGCGAACTCCGCAAAGTTCTTATTGATGAACTTATTCCCCGAACGCTGGAAAGAAACCAGCGAGGTAACACATGACCTCAGCAAACTGTCAGACGCCGACCTTATCGAGCGAGTCACGGGCATTATTGCAGGAAGCGGCACGCCGCAGGCTGACGATACGGACTGACGGCACGTCGGCGGCAGAGCCATACCTCGACTGGCTTGAGCGTGTTTCGCCTGAGTTCTCGTGGCGTTGGGCGTGGCAGCTGTATGTCCAGGACAAGCTCGCACAAATGACCGCGGGCAGCATTAAACGCCTCGCGTTGTCTATTCCACCGCAACACGGCAAAAGCTCATGTGTTACCGAGCGTTATACAGTCTACCGGCTCGCGAAGAATCCCAGGCTTAGAATTGGTATTGGCAGCTATAACCAGTCGTTTGCAAACCGGTTCGGGCGGCACACGCGGCGCATAGCCGAGGCGGCGGGCATCCAAATCAGTAACGAGTCAAAGTCAATGTCAGAGTGGGAGACGGCGCAGGGCGGCGGCATTGTGTGCGTAGGTGTTGGTGCTGGCGTAACAGGCCGACCGATCGACCTGCTAATTATAGATGACCCGGTAAAGTCCCGAGCCGAGGCTGACTCGCCTGTATACCGAGAGCGGGTGTGGGAGTGGTGGTCTGAGGACTTATACACCAGACTCCAACAGAACGCGACAGCTATACTAATTCAAACACGCTGGCACAATGATGACCTATGGGGTCGAATAATGGCCGGGGAGAGTGGCAATGACTGGACAGCTATAAACCTACCGGCTGAGGCCGAAGACAACGATCCACTGGGGCGCGAGGTCGGTGAAGCGTTGTGCCCTGAGCGTTTCGACCTAGCCTCGCTCAAAGATAAACATCTGGTATTGGGCTCGTATGGGTATAATGCGTTGTATCAGGGCAGGCCTTCGCCGCGCGAGGGTGGCTACATCAAACGCCACTGGTTCGGGGTGGTGGACGCCAGGCCGGCGGCGGTGCAGTCACGTATTAGATACTGGGACTTAGCAGCTACGACCACAGGTGACTACAGCGTGGGTGTGCTAATGAGCAAGTGCGCGGACGGCAGCTATTGTATTGAGGATGTCCAGCGTGATCGGTTGAGCAGTCTACACACCGAGCGGCTGGTGAGCCAGACGGCGAACGTCGACGGGCGGGCGGTGAAAATCTACATCGAGCAGGAGGGCGGCAGCGGCGGGCTGAATACCATATCGAATTATACCAGGCTGCTGTCTGGGTATTCGGTGCGCGGCGATAAACCTACCGGCTCAAAAGAAATACGTTCCGATCCGTTTGCGGCGCAGGCCGAGGCGGGTAACATATCAATGGTGCGCGGCGTGTGGAATAGTTCATACCTAGACGAGCTAGGCCAGTTCCCCACCGGCACAAACGATGACCAGGTAGACGCTTCGAGCGGGGCGTTTAACAGACTTTCAGCGGAGAAGCGAATTACAGCGGCGGGGAGGATATGATGAGTATCTTTGAACCGAAACGAAATGCATCCATCAATTCACTGGCTCCGTATGTTGCGGAGCGAGTGGCTAAATTGATCGAGGCTATGAATGCACGTGGCTATGATGCAGTTATCTATGAGGCGCGGAGAAGTCCTGAGCGTCAGTCGTGGTTGTACAGCATCGGCAGGACTAGGCAGAAGAGCCGGAAGTGCGTAACGTGGACGATGTATAGTAAACACCTGAACGGCAAAGCTGTAGACATCATATCCAAAAGCCACGGGTGGAATGCCCCTGGCGACTTCTGGATCGCACTGGCTACCGAAGCGCGGAAGGTAGGAATGCATCCGATCCTCAAAGAGGCTTGTCATATCCAGTATGGAGACTAAGTGAGTTGTGGCTGATACCGAGTCTAAGTCGGGAACTCAGCGCAGACCCCACCGTCCTCCCATTGCATTTCTTGGGTCGGTGGGGCTTTATTATGAGTGGCTGAAAATAAATAAAATACTTTGCATAAACTATTGACTAACGCTATGTAATTGGGTATAATATACATGTTGCAGGCCGGAGTGCCGCAAACTACACACAGCGACAGAATACAACTCCGGTCTGCAAACAACAAACAACAGGAGAGGAATAATGAATATGAGGACACGCACACGATCAACCTGCTATTGCCGGATGATGCGACCAAATAGACAATGCCCGCAGTTGGCGCACAGGGAGACGGCGCAACGAATACTGCGCTACCAGCGGCGCGGGTGGTGGGTGCGACACGAAAGCCTCACGAGAGGGGCTACGTGGCTCGTGTTGGCCGGTCTACTCCTCTGGGGGTGGTTAGCTGCCTACCAGCACATTGAGACCAAAGCTCTCGCGATAGTGCGGGAGAACGCGAAAACAACGGTTATACTGAGCGGCGAAATGGAGGCGAGGTAATGCTATATAAGCTCACCGATCAAAACATGCAGACGTATAATGACACTCAATGGGAGTTAGGAGTGACCAAACACGCTAAATCAGGCGATGATGGTCTGTGCAGCAACAAGTGGTTACATTCCTATGAGCATCCTCTGGTTGCTGTGTTAATGAATCCAATACATAGCAACTTCAGGAATCCTCGGATATTCGAGGCGAAGCCTGGTAGAGTAATCAAGCATGATAGACAACTTAAATGTGGGGTGAAATCTCTCACGCTGTTGAGGGAAATAGAAATGCCTGTTATGACTATAGATCAACTTATAGAAATTGCTATCCGTTGCGCGAAAGTTGTTAGCAATGATCCGAAATGGAATGAATGGGCAGATAGTTGGCTAAACGGGAGCGATCGCAGTTATGCTGCTGCTAATGATGCTTATGATGCTGCTGCTGATGCTGCTGCTGATGCATCATCAGCAGCTTATGCTGCTGCTGATGCTGCTGCTGATGCTGATGCAGCAGCTTATGCTGCTGCTCGTGCTTATGCTGATGCTGATGCAGCAGCTTATGCTGCTGCTCGTGCTGCTTATGCTGCTGCTGATGCTGCTGCTGATGCATCATCAGCAGCTTATGCTGCTGCTCGTGCTGCTGCTGATGCAGCAGCTTATGCTGCTTATGCTGCTGCTCGTGCTTATGCTCGTGCTATAGACTTAATCGCTATATGCGAGCAGGTATGCGGAAAATGGGAAGCCACCAAATGTTGAGACCGTTAGAAGTTGCCGAAAAGCTGTTCATCGCACGAGTTGCGAGGCTCGACGAGATGACCCGTCAACAAATGAAGATGGAGGCGCGTTATTGTATGGACGCTGCCTGCGAGTTTGTGAACTATGCGCAGGACATCCGCCGCCTCGGCAACGATGACACCGTTGCAACTGACTGGAGTAAACGGCCACCAATAAAGCCTGTTCGTAATTGTCAATGGTGCGGCAAAGTTCTAGCAGAAGATTCCGTGCCGAAAAAACTATTTTGCTCTCAAAAATGCCGTACATATAATTGGAGACAGCGGAACGGAGTGCACGGCGATGAATAGACGTGAGGCGATATTCGCAATGGGGCTAACGCTGGCTTGCGAGCGGTTGGCCGATCTCCACAAATGCGCTCCGGCGCAACGGGCGCAGGTTGTGAGTGGGTTCCAAAAAGACTTTCTGAAGCCGGTGGCTGACTCCAGCCGACCGGTGGCTGATGTTATGTTTGATGCGTTCTGGAGTGCCTGTCACTGTCTGGCGCGGTGGCAGGGCAACCCGACGCTGCGAAAAGAAATAGCGACGGCGATACTGAAGATCGCTGACGCACAATACAGAGAGGAGGCGACAAAATGAAGTTTATAATCGAAGGCGAAATATACGACACAGAAAAAGCAGTAAAAGTTGCATCGATCCCTAAAAAAGGTAATGTGGTTTCTGGCGAAGAAACACTTTACAAAACTTATAAGGGAAATTGGTTTAGGGTCCAGTCGTTTCCAGACCAAAGCAGTTTTGCAATGTATGTGCGAGCAATGACGCCAAAAGATGTAGAGAGATGGTTATATCAAGAAGTGGTAATGTCAGACGAGATTGTGGAGCGCTTTGCAAAATACCTTAAGGAGGCATAACACAATGATCAGAGGCGGTATGAACACACGAACACAACAGATGTCATGGCGTATCGTTTGCGATGCCTGCGGCGCGAGTCTAACGACATACGGCCACGAGCAACCGACGGCGATCCTGTGCGCCGAGGCGCAGGACTGGGTAGTAAATGGGAAGTGCGCGTGTCCTGGGTGCGCGGGGCACGTGATCGGGGAGGCGAGGGCCAGATGAGTGAATTAGAGTTTTATATGGCGCGAACCAGTGAGCTAGTCAATAGGTGCGATGAGTTTACAGCAAAGTGTCATGACATGCGGGTGCAGCTTGACAGGATGACCGAGTTGGTAAACGAACTCCGCGCCAACCAGATAAAGGGTCGGTGCAAGGACTGCAATGCAAGTAGTGGTTTTGAAATAGCTGGCCATCGTTGGTGTAGAGAGATTCACGATAATGTAGAGTTCGAGCATTATTGCAGTTGGTGGGAGGAGGAAGATGAAACGTAAAAGCAGACTACTAAGAGAAACGCTCCGCACGGGCGACGTGGCGGAGATGTGCGAGGTGTCAAAAGACACCATACGACTATGGGAGGCCGCAGGGCTTATCCCCACGGCCGAGCGGGGCGCGAACCGCTACCGCGAGTGGTCACGGGATGACATCGCGAGGGTGGTCGAGATACTGGCAAAGAGAAAAAAGACCTCCGGCGGTTAGGCCGGAGGCAGTCAGAGGAGAGGAACGGAGAACACATGAAAGGAACGTCTTAATGAT